GTGAAGCGAACATTTAAAGGTGCAGAACCCGCAAGTTTGAAAACCTATCGTCAGGCCCAGCCTAGAGCCACCTGGGATGAACTTCGTAACGATCCGCATCATGGTGGCCAAGTAGCCTACACAGAGATTCGTACACAGACACATCAAGATCAAGGAGGTCTATGCGCTTACTGCGAAATCGACATTCGAGACAACAATTCGTTGAAGTCTCGTATTGAGCACTTTCATCCAAAATCAGATAAAAATCCAAGTATCAACTGGGCACTAGCTTGGCCAAATATGCTCGCCGTGTGTGCTGGAGGTTCGTATAAACATGGGTCTGCCCCTCACACATTAGAGCCACTGAACGAAAACTTGAGCTGCGATGCACACAAGGATCGCTTGATCCAGCAAAAGCAACTGCATGAAGCCTGCGAAGGCTGGGTTCTCGACCCTTCAGGACTTCCCACCTCTCCCAGCCTGTTTAGCATCAACATGCTCAGCGGAGAGCTACGTGCGAGTGAGCATAGTTGCGCGAATGCTCCGCCTTGGCCTAACAACCAGCATGCGAGCATTGTGGAATTGGTCGAGCACACCATAGCTGTACTGAACCTAAACTGCCATCGGCTTTGTGAAGCAAGATTGATAGTAATCCGCGATATCGAACGTAACAAAAAGCGGCAACGTGCGGCAGGTCACACACCGCAGCAGGGTTTGGAAAACCTGGCAAGACGATATCTTCAACGTCGATGGCCGGCCTTCGTGACAACTATTCGTCTATGCCTGGGGCCAGCGGCAGACAACTATTTACAGCAAGTCCAGTATCAGTATTGAGCTGCTTGAATTTTCACTTGATGTTCGAGCGTAGTTGGACAGCCGCAGGAGGTTGCCGTTAGGCTGCAATCTTTCCAAACGCTGCTCTCATTCATCCTCAAGCGATGTCGGTGACTGCCACGGAACGTGAAGTTAGCACGGCATGGCGCAGCTCTAGGGCTGTATCCAGAGCGAGCCTTCTCATAATTTGGTCTGCACCCTACCCACCGCGAACTTCATGTGCACCAGTTGCAGACATCACTCCTCCATCCATTGATACAATGGATCACTTCGTATCACTGCGAACCCAAGAATTCTTATAAGATCTTGAAAAACAACTTGTAAGTTATTGATTTTATTAAGAAAAAATTCCTCTCCCTGTAGTTCAATGGATAGAACGGTCGCCTCCTAAGCGACAGATACAGGTTCGATTCCTGTCGGGGGGACCAGTAACGCATTGATTTTTAATGAGTCCTGGTGGAAACGGGACATAAGTGGGACATTTCCCGCTTTTGCCCCTCAGACTTTGACAAACGCAGGCCGTCTAGAACGGCGCTGCGTTTTTTTTCGTCCCAGCTGCTACTCAGTTCTACCGGCTATGCCTCATGAATTGGCGCCTGCGTATGGCCTTGATATAAAAAAGATAGCGTTTGCTCACACAGTAATGTGCGGAATATACTGTACACACATACAGTATCTATTAGGTAGCTATGGCGGCAAAGAACTCAGAAGATGAGCAATTTCAGAGCGAGATTGATGATCTAAGCGCATCGGTCGGAGCGCTGTGCGAACTGCTTGCCGCAGCTCAGAACGCCAAAGTAAGTGCAGCCTGTGTGCATGCAATCCTCAAGCCCATGGCCCGCAGGCTGGATGTCGTCGCAAGCACTGCAGCAGATGCACAGCTTGTGCTTAAAACCTCGTAATTTCTCGTAATACAAAACGCAGCCCAGATGCCATGCATTGCGTGCATTGGCGCGGCTTTAAGGCAGGCCGACCGGGTAGTAATTTTCGCCCCACGAAGCGGGCAGGCGCGGCGGGGGCGTCATGGCGCGCCACGAAGCGGGCAGGCGCGGCGGGGGCGTCATGGCGCGCCACAGGGTTGAGGGTACCCACTCCGTTTTCTTTGTTGACTAGGCCAAGAAGCCCCAATAGCGGACTCCACCTATGCCTAGTAGGGGCCCTGTGCGAACCCATAGGAATGTGTTCCATCAGCGCATGGCAGACGAACGCGGTTACAGTCTGCCGCCAAAGGGAGGGCCGACCATGCCACAACATTTTTGGGTCAATCAGGGGAACTCGTTTGAAGAGGCCCGACGTGCTAAATGCCTTTGGGCACCAGAACGAAATGCTGACGGAACAATGCTCAATCATTGGGAAACAATGAACGAGTTAGAGCCGGGAGATGTTGTCTTCACATACTCGAAGTCGAAGCTTCGAGGCTATGCGGTGATACGAAGCAAAGCAGTCAACTCCGAGCGCCCCTATCGTTCGCACAACCCATATCAGCCAGGGCAAGGCGGGAGGCTTGCGATCTGCGAGTTCAACGAGCTTCCGGTTGGCGCTCTCAGTATTGACACGATCGTCGCAAATCAGGCGTTAAGAGTTGAACTTAAAGGTGGCCAAAACGCCGTGCTAACAAGCGATGATGAGGTTGCCCAAAAGTATCTCTGCCCGCTTTCAGACCTTGCTGCATCAGAGCTGCGAACTCTTGCTGGTATGTCTGCGGCTAGCGGAAGGATTAAGAAAATCAGAGCGTTGAAGCCCACCCAGGCTTTAGCCCTTGTAAATGCTCGTGTTGGACAGGGCCAGTTTCGTATCGATCTCCTGCACAGCTTTAACGGCCAGTGCGCAATGACTGGTCTCTCTGTCACACAGTTGATCCGAGCATCGCACATTCGACCTTGGTGCGAATGCGAATCTGATGAGCAGAAACTTGACCCTCACAATGGTCTGCTGCTTGCTGCCGGTGTTGACGCAGCATTCGACTGTGGACTCATCACGTTCAACGATGACGGCTCTCTCGTGGTTAGCAAAGCTCTAGAGATCACAGATCTTGTCCGTCTTGGTATCCCGGCCTCTGGAAGTCTCCACATAAGTCATCTATCGCAAGAGAGAAAAGCGTATCTGAAGTACCACCGAGAGCAGGTCTTCGAACAAAAAAAGAAGAGGTCTAAGAAGAAAGGTAATTCGGATGCAGTCACCCTCTGACCCAGTCTGCAGATACTCTAGATTGCACGCGTCAGACCCTATGTCTACTCGTCAGTACTCCATTACCGCCAAGCATGGCTATTTGAGGTCGCAGAAGCCTACGGGTAAGTAACATGCTTCGGTCCGAAAGCAATCTAATCTTGCGGACTGTTTACGACGATTTTTTCAGCCACTTAGAGCTACTAGTTCTATCCCACTTCTCGACGCTGAAACCTCACAATGTCCATACCTGCCCACTCGTTGAATGTCTCAAACAGCCCCTGCAGCGGGACTATTTCATTCGCGTGGAACACCTCCAGGGACTGGCTGGCATTGCCGAAGCCGCCCGTATTGTTGGGGATGATGCCCAGCAGTCCAGGCGGAACGCGATGCGCAGCCAGCACATCGTCCTTGCTCGCGTTCTTGATAGCGCTGAAATCATCCTTGGCTGCAATCTCACTGACTGGAATCAGCTTGAGCCCGTCCGACTTGCCGCCTGGGGCATGCACAAACAGGTTGCGGAAGTTGCCCGGCCCCTTGGACTTGCGCAGCTGCTCGCGCAGCTTCTCCACATCACCATTGCTCACAGAGCTATCGCTCAGGTACATGATGAAACCGGCATGGCTGCCGTTCTCGTAGTAGCGGCGCCGGAAGATCGTGGCCGACTCATTGAGCAACGCAGACTGCAGCGCGCTCAGATACTCGGGCAGGCCGTAAAGCTCCTGATTAATGTCTGGCTCGCGCAGATGGAAGACGGAGCCAGGCACAAACTCATGTTCTTCGCGCCAGTTGGGCACGTAGAAATACCGCTTCTCCTGACCCCGGCGCATGTACCGGCTCAGCGAATGTTCAAAGCGCATGGTGCGGCCGGACAAAGCGCGGCGGGCTTCAAGGTATCCGTTGCCGAACACCATAAAGTCCGTGGCCCAGGCCTTGAAGGTTTCGCGCGACATCATCGGATGAGGGATGAAGCTCGCCGTCAACAGGTTGCGTTTCAGGTAGATGGCAGAGCTGTGGTGCGGCGATGCCCGGAAGGCATCGGCCAGCCCATCGAGCGGAAACGGCGGCTCATACCAGCGGCCGTTAAACATCGCTTCCACATAGTCCAGTAGTCGCAGGCGACTGACCGGCTCGGGGTCCCCGAAGGTGAAAACCTCTACCTGCCCTCCCTGGGTTTCAGCCTTGGCCATGGGGGTGGGATTTTTTTGGTCATTCGTAAACCTCTACAGATGAGCTGCCGCCGTGGACATCCCCGGCGAGTGATTCGTTATCCAGTGCATGCATGACCGCCCAGGCCAGATCGGCGTGGCCGATGTCGTCCGAGCGGCCGGACTGATAGGTGACATGGCGCTGGCTGGGCGTCAGCACCTTCTTGATGGCCATGAATGCGGCGGCCACATCGGTGCAGTCGGCGTCCATTTCCAGGCGGCCCTTGCTGATGACCTGTTTGGCCTTGAGCACCAGCCGAGCCTTGAGCGCCAAGTCGTAGTGATAGGCCCGCGCCTGCGGGTAGAACTTGATGACGTTCTGATAAACGCCCTGGCCCAAGCCCGTGGTGTCGATGCCCATGAACGTCACGTTGTATTGCACGGTGATGCTGCGGATGTACTCGGCCTGGGCCTCAAAGTCAGCGCCCCGGAACTGCTGGCGGTGCAACAGACGGAACTTGCCGCCCGGCACCTTGGGCGGTGCAATCACCACCAGGGCAGCCGTGTCGCCGGTAAACGAGGGGTCATAGCCAACCCAGACCGGCTGCCACGCAAATGGACGCATGGCGAGAGGCTTGAAGTCGTCGGCCCATGCCTCCCACGAATCCACCATGCACGCCTGCATCATCTGCAGCGTGAACTGTGAATTGCTGTCGTCGATGAATTCGCAGCGGAAGAGGTTTGAAAATTCGTCGTCCGGGTACTCTTCCAGCAGCTCGGCCAGATCAAACAGATTGCAGCCCAGGCGCAGCGCGTCATCGATGGTCACGATGTGGCGGAATCGTCCATCTGCGCAGCGCAGGCCGTTTGCCAGCGCCTTGTGGCTCAGGTCAATCTGCACATGCTTGGCTTTGTCCCGCCCCCGGTTGCGGTCCTCTCCGGTCCAGAACGAATAGGCCTCATGGCTCTTTGCTGATGGCGTGCTGAAATACGTCTTGCGCCAATGCTTATGCGTGGCCATGGCGCTGGCCACCTTGTTAAGCTCCTTGAAATTGCCCGTCCAAAAGAACTCATCGAAATAGAAATCCCCGCTGCGGCCCTGGGCCGTCTTGGCATTGGTGCCCAAGAAATGCAGCTCGGCGCCATTCCACAGCACCATGGGATCGCCGCCCAGGTCTACCCCCACTTCATTGGCAAAAGCCACCATGTAGTTTTTGAACTGGTGCGCCTGGGCCTTGGATGCGGACAGAAAAATCTGATTGCGCCCCTCTGTTACCGCACGAATCAAGGCTTCACGGGCAAAGTAGAAGGTTGCACCGATCTGGCGCGACTTGAGCAGAATGCGGGTGCGCTCCTTCTGGGCCTCAAACCATCGGTTTTGATACCCAAAATTTCCCGCGTGGAATATCTCAAGCAGCTGCTCCGTCTGCTCGGGCGTGAACTCGTTGCGCTTGGGTTTGCGCTTGGGGGCGGCATTGCGGCGGGCAATGTTGGGGTTTAGGTCCCCTTCCTTGCCGGTTTCTTGGTAGCGCTCCACCCGTGCGGTGCGCTCCAGCTGGCGGCCGAGCAGGTCAATTTCCTTGAAGTCGCCGCCCGTCTTCTCGTCCTTCATGATGAGCTGCACCATGCGCAGTTCAAGTGCGCCATTGACCCGCTCAAGCGGCTTGAACTTGTCCCACTCTTCCGCGTCACGCCATCCATACACCGTGGACGCCGGAACCCCCAAATACTCTGCGATCAACTTCGGCCGCCAGCTCTGCCAATACAGATACCGCGCCACCTGTTTGGGCTGCGAGCTATTGGCCAGCACGGCCGCCTGCATGGCGCTGCCCTGCTCCTGAGCCTGGGCAAGCACGAGCGCACCGAAATCAGCGTCCTTCTTTTTGGCGGCTTCGGCCTGTGGTTGTTCGCCTGCAGCAAATGGGGCGCAGTCATCCCCGGTCGGTTTCTTTCGTGCCATGGCAGGCAGTTTTCCGGGCGGGCTCCATCTAAACCAGCACGCGATTACGTCCACCGCGCCGCCACAACGACACCAGCGTGACGCAGCGCAGGCCGCTGGACACCATGAGAACTCACCGCTAACTCATCGCCGGACACCGGCAAACCCATCAGCGAGGCTCATCCACTCATGTCCAAGAAATCCCGCTTCTTCCGCGTCGCCGTCGAAGGCGCCACCTCTGACGGCCGCACCATTGACCGTGACTGGCTGCTGCAGATCGCCAAGCACTACAACCCCAAGGTGTACGGCGCCCGCGTCAACATGGAACACATCCGTGGCTACGGCCCTAACAGCGACTTCCGCGCCTATGGCGATGTGCTGGCCGTCAAGACCGAAGAGGTGGACATCGGCGGCCAGAAAAAGCTGGCTCTGCTCGCCCAGATCGACGCCACCGATGAACTGGTCGAGCTCAACAAGCGCCGCCAAAAGCTATACACCTCCATCGAGGTCCGCCCCAGCTTCGCCGATTCCGGCGAGGCCTATCTCGTCGGTCTGGCCGTCACAGACAACCCCGCCAGCCTGGGCACCGAAATGCTGGAGTTCGCTGCCAAGAACCCGGACGCCAACCCCTTCAAGCTGCGCAAGGAACAACCCGACGATGTGTTTTCCGTGGCCGAGCCCCTGGCTCTGGAGCTGGAAGACGAAAGCGCCGGCATCGTGGCCAGCTTCAAGGCCAGCATTGCCGCCGCCGTGGCCAAGTTCACCGGCAAGGAAGTCACTGATGACGCCCGCTTTGCAGCTGTGGCCGATGGCTTCGGCGAGCTGGGTGAAAACTTCTCCAAGCATGTCCAGGCAGCACAAGCCTCCCAGGCCAAGACCGACCAATCGCTGCAAGCCATGAGCGCGGACATCGACCAGCTCAAGCAGCAGTTTGCCAAGCTGGACAACACCGAAGCCCCCAACCGCCGCCCCGTGGCCAGCGGTGGAGCCGGTCAGCAACAAACCGATTTCTGACCCACCCGCCCAATCCGTCCCACTTCAAGGAACCATTCATGCGCAACGAAAGCCGCCAAAGCTATAACGAATTTCTCGGCCGTGTGGCCCAACTCAATGGCGTCAGCACCGCCGACACCGACAAGGCATTTGCCGTCGCCCCCAGCGTCCAGCAAAAGCTGGAAAACGCTATGCAGGAGTCCAGCGAATTCCTGCAGCGCATCAACATCGTCCCCGTGGATGAGATGCAAGGCGAAAAGCTCGGCCTGTCCCTGTCCGGCCCCATCGCCAGCCGCACCAACACCGCCGACAAGGACCGCCAGACGCGCGACCTGACCGGCATCAGCGCGCGCGGCTACCACTGCCAGCAGACGAACTATGACTCGCACCTGAAATATGCGCTCATCGACGCCTGGGCGAAGTTCCCCGACTTCCAGGTCCGTGTGGCACGCATGCTGGCCCACCGTCAAGCACTGGATCGCATGTGCATCGGTTTCAACGGCGTATCCATCTCGCCGGATACCAACCTTGCGGCAAATCCCTTGCTGCAGGATGTGAACAAGGGCTGGCTGCAGAAGCTGCGTGAAGAAGCGTCCGAGCGCGTCATGAACGAGGGCAAGGTAGCAGGCAAAGTGGTCGTCGGCCCTACGGGCGACTTCAAGAATCTGGACGCCGCGGTCTTTGATGCCCGCCAGTTGCTGGACCCCTGGCATCGCAACAATCCCCAGCTGGTCTGCATCCTGGGTGACAAGCTGATGCACGACAAGTACTTCCCGCTGGTCAACACCACCCAGGCCCCCAGCGAAACCCTGGCAGCAGACATCGTTATGAGCCAAAAGCGCGTGGGCGGTCTGCAGGCCGTGCAAGTGCCGTTCTTCCCCGAGAACTGCATGCTCATCACCACGCTGGACAACCTGTCCGTGTACTGGCAGCGCGGCGGCCGTCGCCGCTACATCGTGGAGAACCCCAAGCGCAACCGCGTGGAGGACTACCAGTCCAGCAATGACGACTACGTAGTGGAAGACATCGGCCTCGCGTCCATGGTCGAAAACATCGAAATCGTAGAACCCCAGAAAGTCGAAGGCACAGAACCCTAAGCCTAAGCCTAGCTGGGCCGCCGTCAGTCCGCATCAGGCGGCGGCCTCTCTCCGCAACTACCGGAAAACGCATCATGCAACTCACCCCCGCACAGCGTCACCGCGCCCGCGTGCTGGCTGCGAAAGCCCAGGCCGAAAGTCCGTTCGGCATCGAGGTCCAGGGCAGCGAATACGAGCTGACGATGGCCAAGCTGGCCACCGACAAGCGTACGCTCAAAAACATGGAATCGGTACAGCTCAAACGCCAAGCCAAGGCCGCCATGCTGCCCGACTACCTGCCCTGGATCGAGGGCGCCTTGACCAATGGCAAGGGCGCCAAGGATTTGGTTTTCACCACCACCATGGTCTGGGCCATTGACGCCGGGGCTTACGGCCTGGCATTGCGCATGGCTGCCTATGCGGTGCAGCACAATCTGCCCCTTCCCGACCAGTACCACCGCAGCACTGCCGCCCTGCTCATGGATGAGTTCGCAGGCGCCTACCTGGGCGGCCAGTGGAACCCTATCAAGCCGGACGCCAGCGGCATGGTGCCCGACGACACCCACCCGGCCGAGCACCTGACGGCCGTGGATGGCATCACGCAAAACCTGGACGCCCCCGACCAAGCCCGCGCCAAGCTCTACAAGGCCACGGCCTATGCCATGTTGGGCAAGGTCCAGACCGCCGAGGAACCGGCGCTGGACGACATCCCCCAGGAAGCCCTGGGCGGTGTCCAGGCGCTGCTGGCCCAGGCGCTCAAGCTGGACGCGCAAAGCGGCGTCAAAAAGGACATGGAGCGCATCGAGCGCAAGCTGCGCGCCCTGGCTGCACCACCCCAGACCGATGGCGCGACGGCACCCGCTGCACCGGCAGTTGCAACTGCCACCGCTGCCTCTGTACCACGCAAGCGAGCCACCCCGGCCAAGCCTGCAACCAAAGGCAAGCGCTAAACCCACCGAGCACAGCCCCCGTGCTGGGCGGCTCGCAGGGCCGCGCGAAGGCTTCGGCCTACCGCAACGCCCTGCGACCACCGCCCACTACGTTGGCACCACACCAGCCCAGCACCATGACCATGATTGCCAACGCGCCGCCCATCATCGTGACCGACCCGCCCAGTAAGCCGCCCATCACGGGCGTGCTGGACGCGGGCAGCTTCTGGCCCCATATCGACCTAGCCAAGCTGCGCGACAGCGTGGACGTTGACGGCTCCGTAACTGCCGCCCGCCTCACCCACGCTGCTGCCAATGCCCTGGCCAGCGTCATAAAGGACCTGAGCAACTGGGCTGCCGCGCAAGCTGCTGCCGGGTTCGATGCGCTTTCCTCTGTCCCGGCCATCGCCATCAACGGAACCAGCGTCAACGTCTTGTGCTTTGAGCGTGCTGTCTACGCCTACGCAAAGGCCGACCTGATCGAGCGCTACGCGGGTGCCGACGCCACCGGCCGCACCGAGCCCGGCGATGAGCGCCGCGAGCTGCAGGCCAGTGACTACCGCGCGGACGCCTTGCGCGCCGTGCGCGACATCCTGGGCGTGGCCCGCATGGAATCGGAGCTGATCTAGCCATGACCATCACCGTCCAGGCACAGCAAGGGGACACCGTGGACATGCTTTGTCTGCGTCACCTGGGCACCACGGCAGGGGTGACAGAAGCCACCTATGCCTTGAACCCAGGCCTTGCCGCGCTTGGTCCCGTTCTGCCACTGGGTCGGCGGGTCATCCTGCCCGACCCGCCAACTGCCCCCACCGCACCGAAAACCATTTCCCTGTGGGACTGACGCCCGCTCAACCAAACCACTTCACTGCCATGTCTGAACCCACCTCTGCTGTCGGCACCTTCGCGGGCTACAAACTTGCCCTCTTCTCCCTGCCGGTCATCGCCAGCCTCATCGCCTTCTGGCTGGGCCTCCGTTTCGTGCCGCTTCGCAGCACCGACCCGCGCGGCGACCTGCTCAACCGCGTCCTGGCCTGCTTGGTCAGCGGCTTTGTGCTCGGCGTGCCTGCGCTGGTGCTGCTCATGCAGCACTGGCCGGGCGTCTTTGAGGCTGGGATGCGACTCGCCACCATGGCGGCCGTACCGTCCATTGCGGGCTTTTTCATCATTACCGGCTGCGTGCTGGTGGTCTGCTCCATCCCTGGCCCGTGGATCGTTGCGGGCGTCTTTCTCTGGCTCAAGCGCAGCGAAGGCCAGACCATCACTGAAATGGCCGACCAACTGCGTGGCGACCTTGCGGGCCATGGCGCTGCGGGCCGCAAGGGAGGTGCCGAATGAGTGCCGTTACCTACATCAATGAATTAATCGAGCGCGAGGGCGGCTACGTCAACGACCCCAAGGACTCGGGCGGAGAAACCAAATTCGGCATCACCTTGGCCACGGCTCGCGCCTATGGCTACACCGGCCCCATGCGTGACCTGCCTCATGCCACAGCGCAAACCATCTACCTGCGCCGCTACTGGGTAGAGCCAAAATTCCACCTAGTCGATGAGGTCTACCCAGCGCTTGCGGAATGCCTGCTGGACTTCGGTGTCCTGGCCGGGCAGAAGACTGCCGCAGCTCAGTTGCAGCGGGTGCTAAATGTGCTCAACCGCCAGCAGGCCGACTATGACGACCTGGAGGATGACGGCCGAATCGGCACCATCACCCTGGCAGCCCTGCGTGCTTTCCTCAAAAAGCGCGGGCGTGAAGGCGGCGGCGTTCTCTTTGGCATGGTCGTTGCCCGCCAGTCCGTATATCTGCAAGAGCTGGCCGAGCGGCGCCCCAAGGATGAGGCCTTTCAATACGGCTGGCAGCTCAATCGCGCCCTGGGTGAATTCCTGGGCGGCAAACCATTCCTGCCAGCATGACGCCCGCCAGCATCATGACCACCCTCACCCGGCTGGTCGTACCCATCGCCCTGCTGCTCCTGCTCTACGCCGCGGACCAACGCGCGGAGGATCGGGGCATGCAAAAAGCCCAGGCCCAGCACAGCGCCGCCGCTGTCCAGCGCCTGGAGTTCTCCATCGAGCGCAGCGGCCAACTCGCTGGACAGCTCGGCCAGCTTCTGGACCGCAACCAACTGGAAAAAGCTGATGCAAAGATTGCCTTTGATCGCCTTGACTCTGACCTGCGCAGTGGCGCTTTGCGCCTGTCAGTCCGCGCCACCACCCAGCCGGGAGGCAATCACAGTGCCGCCGCTGGGCCTGTCCAAGCGAGAGCCGAACTTGACCCCGAGGATGCTGCGGCTCTTGTCCGCATCACCGAAGACGGCGACAACGCAATCAGGGACCTCAACACCTGCATTGACGGATACGCCCAAGTAATGCGCCAAGCAAATGGAGCACAGCCATGAAGAAACCGCAATCCCTGCGCAACTTCATTGCGGGTGCCATCCCTGAGCTGCAGACCGACCCGCAGCGGCTCAAGATGTTTGTGGAGTCGGGCAACATCGTGGCGCGCAGCGGCGAAACACTTTCCTTTGAATACCGCTTCACGGTGCGCCTCATCATGCTGGACTTCGCGGGCAACATGGACCTGTTCGCCGTCCCCATCCTGGCCTGGCTCAGCATCTACCAGCCGGACCTGCTGCAGAACAAGGAAAGGGCCGCCAAAGGTCTGCGCTTTGATGTGGAAGTCCTGGCCAACGACAAAGTGGACCTTGTGATCGAGGTGGACTTGACCGAGGCAGTCATCGTCAAGGAAGACAAGGACGAGCAAGGCCGCCAGCGCCTGACTGCAGAACACAGGGGCGAGATTTACAGCCCCAAGCCCTACGCAAGCGGCGACTACAGCCTTTACCTGGGCGACAAGATCGGCGCAGAGTGGCACCAGACGCAGGGGCTTGACTGATGGCCGACGCCCTGGAGCAGCTTGCGCAGTGGGCCACGCCACTGCTGCAGCGCATGGAGCCAGCAGGCCGCAAGGCGGCCATGTTGGAGGTGGCCATCTATCTGCGCAAGAGTCAGGCCCAGCGCATCGCTGACCAGCGCAACCCGGACGGCTCCCCCTATGAGCCACGCCGCCCGCGTGAGCAGTTGGCCAAGCGCCAGGGCGCCATACGTGGGCAGATGTTCATGGGTCTGCGCAAGGCTCGCAACTTGCAGCGCAAAGCCACTGCAGACATGGCCAGCGTGGCCATGAACCCGAGGGTTTCCTACGTGGCCCGCGTCCATCACTACGGCCTGCGCGACAAGGTGGACCGCCGCGACCGCAACAGCCCTGTGGTGAAGTATGCGAGCCGCGAGCTGCTGGGCTACACGCTGCAGGAAGTCAAGGACATAGAGGATATCTTGCTGGAGCACTCGACCTAGTGCTAGCTGACCGCAACTAGAGAGAATCCACCGGGAGACTCGGCCGGATAGCAGGCACCGAAGTGACCTGTGATCCTTGGCGGATCCAATGTAATATCCCCGGCCTGGACTTGAATGGAAAACGCGGGATCGAGAAATAATGAAAAACGAGCGTATAGCCTGGGTAGATACATTGCGCCTTCTGGGGATGCTAGCAATATATGCAGGGCATTTGGGAATTGCAGGCGGTCAGTTCTACAAATTTGTCTGGATCTACCATGTACCACTTTTTTTCTTTGTGTCGGGATTCTTCGCAAGAGTAGATGACTCCTTTCCAAAGATGGTATGGCGCTTGACTCGAACATTGCTGCTGCCCTACGTATTTTTTGCCCTGTTGTCCATGACAACTTTGACACTGGTAGGTAACTGGCAATTTACCAATCTAAAAGAAGCTTTATTGACGCTTAGTCTAGGAACTCGCAATACGGAGCACGTAGGCTCATTGTGGTTTTTCCCCTGCCTTTTCATTGCTGCTTTATCTTTTGGTGTGGTGCTACGTTTTACTCGCAGCGCAATAGCAGGATTAGCATTTGGCGCGGCGTGCCTATTCATTGCATTGCATGGGCTCCCGTTTAATCCAATCAACACACCTAAGTGGCCTCTAAATGTTGATAGTGCTTTGTACTATGTATGGTGGTATGCGCTTGGCTATGCGACCTTTCCGTATTTAAAAATACTGGTTCAACGGCCATGGTTCTCTGTCGTTGGTGCAATTTTTTTGCTAGCCACAATTTGGGTGTACTTCGACAGTGGTGCCCGTATCTATGGTGTGGCAGGCTTGCTTTCACCGGGTCGTATACAGAACCTTTTGCAAACTGTAATTGGCATTGTTGTTGTCTCGATACCAATCCTGGGAAATATCTTTATTGCCCGCTCCATTGAGGGAGTGAAACTTCTCCAAGAAATGGGGCAACGCACATTAATCATGTGTGGAACCGAAGGCTGCACCAAGATTTTGCTGAGCCAGTTTCTGCTGATGATCGGCCTTAAATATCAGATCGAAACCCCGCTGCAAGTGATCATGTATTCGTTTGTGTGCATGCTTTTGTCAGCGTTGGTTATCGGCCGTGCACTCGAAAAGCATGCGCCGAAATGGTCCTCGCTGCGCACCGGCAGCAAGATCAAAGTTGCCTAGAAATAGGAGTTCATACTGAGCACTAGCAAGGTGGGCTAGCTATCTCACAAGCATGATGCAGAAGCATATCTACGGCCCACATTTACGCAGCCACAGCAGCGGCTGACGTATTAGAGGCCAGCACACAGAATACAGCTCGCACACTCGCGACCGGCCCGGCACAGTCGGCTGCATGAATTCTGATCCGGCCCTCGCCATTGGCGATATGCAGCGCTTGCTGCACAACATGATCCGCGTGGGGTCCATCCATTCCGTGGACCACGGCGGCTCTGGCAAACCCGCGCTTGTGCGTGTCTCCTTAGGCGAACTAGTCACGGACTGGCGCCCCTATCACGAGGCCCGCGCGGGCGGCACAACCACATGGAACCCGCCCACCGTGGGCGAACAAGCCACCGTGCTGTCCCCCAGCGGCGACCTGGGCGCGGCCGTGGTCATCGTCGGGCTCAACAGCACCGGCAAGCCAGCGCCCAGCAACGACCCCAATAAGACCATCACCAAATACCCGGACGGCGCCGTGATCGAGTACGACCACGCGGCCCATGCTCTCGTGGCCACTCTGCCCGGCAGTGGCACTGCCAAGCTCATAGCACCGGGCAGCGTCACCATCGATAGCCCCCAGGTAACGATGACAGGCCACTGCCTTGTCAAAGGCTCTTTGACTTACCAGGGCGGCATGCGTGGTAGCGGGACTGCCGAGGGTGCCAATGGTGCGGCCGAAATCCAGGGCACGCTGCGCACGACTCAGGATGTGATTGCCAGCGGTGTCAGCCTGCGTTACCACCCGCATGGTGGCGTGCAGACGGGTAGCGGCAACAGCGGCGGACCTATCGGGGGCGCAGCATGATGAACGTCAACACCGGCCGCCGCATCGACTATGCGGCGCACATCAGCCAGTCCATCACGGACATTCTCACCACGCCCATCGGCTCGCGCGTCATGCGTCGGGGCTACGGCAGCTTCATCCCGCAGCTCATCGACCAGCCTATGACGCCCGCCAATATCCTGCGGCTGCAGGCGGCCACAGCGCAGGCAATCATGAAACACGAGCCCCGCACGCGCCTGCGCCGTGCATTTCTCGGCTTTGACGCAGGCGGCCGAGCAGTGTTGCAGCTGGAGCGCCAGGACCGTGGGCAGGCGTCCACACGCAGCCAAGCCGTGAGCATTCAACCCGCCCAAGGTGCCAGCACATGAGCAATGCGCAAATCATTGACATGAGCAAGCTGCCGGCTCCCGCCGTGGTGGTGGTGCCGGAGTTTGAAACCATTCTTGCCGCGCTCAAGGCCGACCTTGTGGCGGCCATGCCCGCAGAGACACGCTCTGCCGTCAGCGACACCCTAGCCCTGGAGTCCGAGCCATTGACCAAGTGGCTGGAGCGCTTGGCCTTCCAGCTGGTTGTCGAGCGCAGCAACCGCAACGACAGCGCCCACGCCGTCATGCTGGCCTATTCCCGTAAAGGCGATCTGGATCAGCTTGCGGTTTTCTATGGCGTGCAGCGACTGGTCATCACCCCGGCAAACCCGGCAGCCATCACGCCAGTGGCGGCAGTCTATGAGGACGATGAAACATTCCGCGCCCGCATCCAGCTGGCACCGCGCGGCTACAGCGTGGCTGGGCCTGTGGGTGCCTATGTCTTCCATGCAAAGACCGCAGACGGTCAAGTCTTGGACGCAGCGGCCACCAGCCCCACGCCGGGCCGCGTCGTAGTTTCCGTGCTCTCCCGAGTAGGTAGCGGCGTGCCCAGTCAAGCCCTGCTCAATGCCGTGTCGGCCGCCGTCAATGCAGACGACATCCGCCCGCTCACGGATGAGGTGATCGTCCAGGCGGCTACCATCGTCAACTACCAGATTACCGCCAAGATTTACACCTTGCCGGGGCCGGACTCGTCAAGCGTCCTGACCACCGCTCAGCAGCGTGTCATTGCCTATGCCGAATCCATGCACCGCATCGGCCGGCGCCCCACCCTGTCCGGCATCTATGCCGCCCTGCACATCGAGGGCGTGGACCGTGTGGAGCTGACCAGCCCGACCGCGGATGTGGTTGTCGGTGAAACGCAGGCCAGCTGGTGTACCGCCATCAACGTGACGCACGGGGGCATCGTTGGCTGATTCCCTGCTCCCACCCAACGCCACGCCGCTGGACCGAGCGGCCGAGTCGGTCATGGTCAAGCACCTTGATGCCATCGACCAGCCGCACCGAGCCCTGTGGAACCCCGACACCTGCCCGCTGGAGTTTCTGCCCTGGCTCGCCTGGGCCATGGGGGTGGAGGCATGGCGCAGCGAATGGCCCGAGGCAATCAAGCGGGCGCTAGTCCGCAATGCCATCCAGGTCCAGCGGCAGCGCGGCACCCTCAAGAGCGTGCGCGACACCGTGGCCAGCTTCGGCGGCGCAATCAGCATCCGGGAATGGTGGCAAGGCACTCTGCAGGATGTGCCCCCAGATCCTGACGATGTACCCCCAAGGATCCGGGCCAGATACCCCCACAGGCCAGGGTTCACTTAACCCCCTGCGGTTGCCATCTCTACGCTTACGACTGCACAACTCTGCTGATTCGTAGAGTTCAGATCTTCAGTTAACCCCCTCAGGCAGCTCATCAAACAGTCCGACAACTTGGCTGAAGCGCCCTCTTCCAGTCCAAGCCGGAAGGACCCGTGCTCGACCGATCGGGTCGCAATTGCAACTGCACGAAGCATCAGGCGTGGCAAGGACGTCAAGGACGAAAGGTGGTCAAGCGAAAACCGTGAAATAAAAATCGTTCGTATTTCACAGCAATGTTAGAGTCTCGCCTACATTGAACACAACTATCGAAAATCAATACTTATTGCATCGATCAACTACGCTTCATTCACCCGACGTCCGAGCTAGAGAGACCATATGCCGAGGAAAAGCACGTTACGTTCCATCAAGCATGTCATTCCCATGGATGAGGTTCTGGCACGGACAGCGCTTTCCAAGTCAACGCTCTACAAGCTTTTGCGGCAGGACAAGTTTCCCCATCCCACGCCGATGAGCAACAGAAGCATTGGCTGGTTCGAGGTTGATGTCGAAAACTGGCTGCAAGGCAGCAAAGCAAATCGTCAAGCGAACCTCGCGCTTCCAGTCATCTACATGGCAGGCAAAATGGGAGGGCCTGAAGGCAATCAGAAGCCAGACAGCAATTTCTCTTGCTGGCGAATCTTCGACGTTTCCAGATCCAGTGCTCGCGGAAATCTGGGAACTGAAAGTTCGGAAACCGATGTGCTGATTGCTCCGCCGCGAGAAATGGTCTTTCACGGAACGCGTACGAGGTTCATGTATTCAGGTCCCTGGAAAGCTCAGAGCATCGACCACGGATACCCGAATGGCGCCAGCTCATCCTCGCCCGATAGAGCTCAGAATGCCGCATACCGCGGAGCTCTTCAAGGCATCTCACGGGCCGATGTCGTTGTGGCCTATCTCGAAGACCTCGAAGCCTATGGCACCATGGTTGAGATCGGCTACGCACGTGCGACAAACAAGAGGGTGATTGTGATTACTTCACCAGCACTTCATAAGCCACCGCTCAACAACGGCTGGGGCAGCGGGCTCTGGTTTGCGATCAGGGCGGCCGACCGGCATATTGAATTACCCGATCGGCCCGGCAGCACACCAAAGGATCACTGGCGATTGGCCCATGCACATGCAGCAATGACCATTTCGGAGTGGTATCCGAACACCATAACCCACGCCCCTTGA